TCCAGCATCTTAACATGCGTTTGCCTATAAAATAAAAGCCATATGGCTTGCGGATGTTTACAATCAGGGCAGCTCCGCTCCTTGGCGCGGTCTTCTCGGATGCGACGAATGAGCACGCCACAACTGGGGCAATGAATCTCGTAGTTAGTTGCTGGCACAATCAGCTCCCCAGTAACCATTCGGATTTCCGATGATGTACTTACGATCCTCCTCGGAGAGTTCCGCAATGAGAAAGTGCTTGTTGTTATGAGAGTTCTGGATGCAGGCATAATGCCCGGCTGGCTCTATGCTGTTGATCAGGGTGCAACAAACGTGCAGCCGGACGGTCTTGCGCAACTTGACGGCTCGCAGCATAGAACGAAGGAGCCGGAAGAGAAGACGATGCAGTTTGGTGGTTGGTTTACGCATTGATGTGTCCCTCCAAATGGCGTTGACGGTCTTCTGTTGAGGTCTTCTTGCCGATGTGCTTGCCACAGATCATACACTCTGCCGTGCCGGCTTTGTCAATCTTCCGGAGCTTCAACAACCCATAGGCCATCTTGGCAGAGACCTCTCCCGTCTCCATGGCCCGTTGCAGGGAATACTCCTTGTCGTAAGGAGCCCAGTTGTGGGAATAGAGGATAACTCCGAGCTTGTTGGATTCAGAGGGAGAGATACGCAGAGGATCATGGACAATGACCATGGAAGGAGTAAACTCCAGCACAACCAACTGACCCGGACGAACGGCTGGCCGTCCAGATTCAAACTCCAACAGATACATCGCTACGGCTCGACAGCTCGGATTGACGGAGAGAGGAACAACGGTGCCTCGGGTCTTGACCTCCGGTTCGTGGTTCAAGGAGCGACAAGCCGGGCAATCCTTCCGATACTGTTCATGAACGGAGCAGGGACAAAGCTCCATGCGGACGGGTGGTTTAGGCTTGTTTACTGTTCTGATTGTCATTCTCTTTATTCCTTGATTTTGAAAGTTTCTTGATGTCGGATTCCAGACCTGCTATATACGCATTCAGCGAGCAACGCGGGTAATCCTTGTCTTTCTGCCAGAGACAATGCCCAGACTCTCGGAGCCATTCCAACTGCGACATTTCTGCATAAGACGCGCAACGCTGTTCTGCGAAGCAAATGTCTGCTAACTCTCTCTTAGCTGATTCGTAGGCTGCCATCCAATCCCGAGCAGAGAAATGTGTTTCCGGCATGGAGACCATAAACCTAACTTTGGCACCCAATCCTCGGGTCTTCCCATCTAGGAGACCTCCGGACTGAAAGAGAGGAGGGACTTTGCGATTGAAGGGGAGCGTGAATGTTTTGCGCAGTGTCATTTGGCGGTTAACTTTGATCCTTTTATCCTTGATTGAAAAATTGGGAGAGGAAAGTGTTCTGCGGCTCCCTCTCCCTGCCATAGTTATTTCCCTTGATAAGGGTTTTGGACTCCGGTTTATCGCATACGAACCTTCCTTTCTACCAGCTCCCCTTTTGTGGGAACAAAAAGACTCGGAGAGGATTCTCTCTTGGAACGGGAAGGAAGGGAAGAGGAGAACGGCGCAATTGCGAGGATCGAAGGATTGCCGAGCCGGGAGACCGCGAAGCGGCGAAGCTCCTTAGGAGACCCAGCTTGACCGATACACTTCTGTATGAGAGAAGTTGTGAGCCACCCGGAATAGAGTTCAATGAAATCAAGGACTTAGGTTTGCTAGAAGTGGCATAGAAGCGGGGAGAAGCGGAGTTATCCTGGGGTACGCTTCGCAGTTACTATGTTCCGGTTCAACAACTTACGTTGCTCCGAAGCGTGGAAGCGGAGGAAAGGACTGGACTGCCGATGCAGGAGTGTATCGGTCAAGTTGGGTCTCCTAAGGGCTTCGCACGCTTCGCTCGGGAGTCTGATAAGTTGTAAGGTCGTAATTGCGAGGTAACGCCTTTACTTCCTTCCGGCTTTAGCAGCATCCTCTTGAGTCACCTAATAAGGGTTTGAGACATGGCCAAGAAAAAAGCAGACAGATACCGTGGCCCAGATGGCCTAACAGCAAGGGAGCGTGAATTTGTGCCTGCCTATGTTCAGACACTTCTGGAGACTGGCGGAGTTGGTAATGCCACATTAGCTTGCCGGCGCATCGGAGTTACGCCAAAGCAAGCCACTAATGCTGGCCATGCTCTGATGAAGTCTCCTCGGGTTCAATCTGCTATCGCGGCGCACGGTGACATGTTGGCTAAGAAGTATGATGTGACCTCGGAGCGGATACTGTTTGAGCTTAGCAAGTTGGCATATAATGGCATGTCCAAGTTTGCCCGCAAGACGGAAGAGGGAGACCTGTACTTTGACTTCTCTGCTGCCACACCGGATGAGCTTGACGCGATCACTGAGCTAACTGTTGATGAGTACATGGATGGCAAAGGGGAGAATGCTCGGGAAGTGAAGCGTGTCCGCTTCAAGTTAGAACGGAGAGGAGCTTTGGAACTCCTCGGCAAGCACAAGAAGCTGTTCTCTGAAGGAATCTTTGAGGCTGACAATAGCCCTGAGAGTAAGTCGGATGCTGAGTTGTTGAAGATCATCAATCAACGTAAAGAGGAGCGTAAATAGTGAAAGAGTTCGTCCTGCGTTTCAATACACAGAAGGGATTTGGCGATGTCTCCCTTCTATCGAATGGTTCAGGAACTCCCGTTGACACCAGCGATACTTCGTTGTGGGGCACGGAAGCTGGCGCGCAAATCGGCAGCGGGATTGCCAAGCAAGAGACCTTGCCGGACGGCAGGGTTGTGTTGATCACAGTCTCGGTGGTGGCATAGAACGATGACTATGACGGCTCAGATGTCGAGAGTGGATGCGGCTCGGGAGCTGCTTCACAGGCGTTTGAGCCGTCGTAATCTTATACCCTTTTGTAAGCAGACTCATCCTACCTACCAGGCCAACTGGCACCATCAGCTTATTGCCGATCATCTGGAACAACTATCTGCCGGCAAGCTCACAGAGCACCTGATGATCTTTGCTCCTCCTCGTCATGGGAAGTCCGAGCAGATTGCTGTGAGGTTCCCGGCTTGGGAGCTTGGGGAGAGACCGCATGAGCATTACATCACCACAGCTTACGGCGATGAGCTCGCAGCCACTTTTAGTCGTGCTTGTCGTAACACAATCGAGTCTCCCTCTTATCAACGTCTGTGGCCGCATAAGTTCAAATCACGTAATGATACGAAGTGGGAGCTGCGGCGCAAGATTGACGACCATCGAGCCACCTACATTAGCAGCGGAATACTTTCAGCGCTCACCGGAGAAGGAGCGACACGGCTGCTGGTGGACGATCCTGTCAAGAATAAAGAGGAAGCCTATAGCAAGCTCATTCGCAACAAGACATACGACAACTATCTTACTGCGGCATCGACTCGGATGCAGCCACAAGGTAAGAAGGTGCTAGTGATGACTCGTTGGCACGAGGATGATCTGGCTGGAAGGTTGCTGACCCTTGCTGTCAAGAACAAGACGGCTGATCAATGGATAGTGATAGTGCTGGCCGCAACAAACGATGAAGGGAAGGACTCCTATATATGGAACACTCGGACAGGCGTCAAGACTTTCTTTCCACCTTACGCAGCTCTATGGCCAGAAGCGTACAACAGAGAGGCATTAGACAATACTGCTGCGAACTTGGGCCAGGTCTTTTGGAATGCGATGTATATGCAGAGACCGACTACGCCTGGTGGTGAGATATTCAAACGAGACAACTGGGGCTGGTTTGACTCCGTCCCACACACAGAGATTGAACACATTGTACAGGTTTACGACGGAGCCTGCAAGGAGAAGGAAGAGAATGACTACTCGGCATCGCTCACAATTGCCTCAACTGGGACGAAGTTTCCCATACTTGACCAGTGGCGTGACAAGGTCACTTTCCCTCACCTTATGGCCAAGGTCTACGAACGGTGGCAGCAGTGTGCAGACCTCTACAATCGTTACCCTGATAGACTGCTTGTCGAGGATAAGTCAAGCGGCACACAAATAGCTCAACAGATCGAAACCAACAACATGGTTGGCGTGTGGACGTTCCCGAGCGGAGAGACTAAGAATGTTCCGCCGATACCAGTGACGAGAATCCCTGCGACGGTCTCTAAGGAGATTAGGGCCAGGGGCATTTCCGGTTACCACGAAGCAAAGCTGATCCTCCTTCCTCGGGGAGCCGATTGGGTTGACGACTTTGTTGACAGTTGCGCGTTGTTCCCAAAGGGCATCAATGATGATTGGGAAGATTGCCTGGTTCATGGCATCACTTATTATACAAGGCCCACAGAGGAGCAGGAAATGGTGCAGGAGTACTACCAGCCTATCACCATATCGCATGATTTGGATGAAGTAGAACAGATGAGTGGATTCTAAAACTGAATAAGGAGACGAATTATGGCAGCAGAACTTCCTTTGATCCAACCCGGTGGAAAGCTCGCCGCAACTGACCTCACAGCTTCACAGGCTGCTGTGGCATCAACCAACCAGTTTGCCAATGATGGGCAGACTCTTCTTGAAGTCACGCTGGGCGCCACGCCTTGCAACTTGACTGTGACCGGAGCCAGCTGCTCTCATGGGAGACCGCTGAGCAATGTGATTGCCTTGTCAGCCAGCAAGACTTATGTGCTGGGCCCGTTCCCAGTGAATGAGTTTAATGATGGCAATGGCAAGGTGCAAATCGCATTCAGCGCCATCACCAACATCTTGGCTGCTGCGTTGAAGCATCCGTAAACCAAACCCTGTAGCTGGAGGTCGTCACCATGATAAAACGAAAGTCACTACCACAGTCCGCCAAGAGTCCACGCATGAAGCTTGGGATGACCTCCACACAGTTCAATGAGATGATTGATTACCTTGCCGAAGTCCCTGGGATCAAGGAAGCCTACACCAGAGCTGATCTAGAGCTGGCACTTGATGATAGGGGATGGCTGGTGCTTGGCAAGCAGAAGATTGATTCAGATCTTGACCCGGTGACCCGCAACAAGTTGATCATCATGAGCCGGGTCTACTGGGCAAAAGACCCTTTGGCCAAACAAGCTGTTCGTCTATGGACTGACTATTCCCTGGGCCAGGGGATGAGCTACAATGCGGAAGATGACGGAGTGCAAACGAACCTTGATACCTTCGTCAAGCATCGGCGCAATAAATCCATCATGGGTTCGGAAGGGCAGCGCCGCAGCAGCAAGAAGCTCCTTGTTGACGGAGAATTGTTCTTTGCCATCTTCACTGAGGGAGACGCAACAAAGACGATCCGCCGGATTGATTGCCTTCAGATGACTGACATTATCTCAGACCCGGACGATGACGAGCATGTGTTGGGGTATCGCCGGCAGATGGCCAACAATCAGACCTCCATCTATCAAGACTGGCGTTGCGATGATGATGATGTCGCTCTGCTACGGCAGCAGAAAGACCCACAGACCAAAGTTGTGATTGGTAACAAGGTGGAAGAGAATGTGGTTGTGTATCATCTTCCCTTCGACACCCTTCAGAAGAGGGGCAACGGTCTCTTGTTTGCTGCTTGTGATTGGAGCAAAGAGCATCGCCGCTTTATGGAAGCTCGCGTAGCCATCACCCAGGCCTTGGCCAAGTTTGCTTGGAAGGGAGAGGTCAAAGGAGGACAGTCTGTCATTGACAACCTCCGAAAGAAGCTAGAAAGCTCGCACGTGACGAGTGGTGCTACCACTCCCGAGCGCAACCCGCAGAACGCTGCCGGCGCAACCTGGCTCCAGAATGCTGGGCTAAATATGACGCCCATGCCGAGGTCTACTGGTGCTGGTGATGCTGAGGGAGACGGCAATCAGCTGAAGCTGATGGTCTCTGCGGCCACAGGCATCATGCTCCATTACTTTGGAGACCCTTCGACAGGCAATCTGGCTACCGCCACAGCCATGGAATTGCCGATGCTAAAGATGTTTGAGTCTTACCAGCAACTGTGGATGGATGCGTACAGAGACATTTTCTCCATAGTGCTTGGAGAGGACATCGATAGTGACCCGGCTGATATTGACATTGATCTTCCTCCGATCTTGGCGGACGATCTACAGAAGCTCGGAGCATTCCTATCGTCCATGTCAACAGTTTTCCCTGAAATGAAAGTGCCTGCTGTACTTCAGATGTGCCTCATATCGCTGGGCATCAACGACATTGATGAGGTTATGAAGGCCATCGAGGAAGAAAAGAAGAAACTGGACGCAAAGCAGAAGGTTCAGGATGATCAAGCGGCAGAGCTTCATACGGCCACGGTAGCCGGGAAGGTTCCGGTTGCCGGCGCCACTGGTAAGACGATGACGGCTGAAGCTATGATCCAGTTTACGGATGCGGTTGGGAAGTTGAAGGAGCTGTTGGGTGACTAGTTTTTGGCACACTTCGTTGTGGGAAAGAGAAAGCGATGGGACAACATGATACACTCTATTCTGTTCTACTGCTCGCTGCTACTGGCCTTGGTAAGCTTGCGCTACATCTTATTGATCGTTACGAGGATCGCAAGGATGTTAAGCAGAAGGCTGATCTTGAGAGATTGGCCAATGCTGAAACTTGGGCCCGTGAAAACTCAGATAGCCCGGCTGGCAATCATGACGAGAGACGACATCACCCACATGTTCACAAAGAGTAGAGTCCTTTGGGCCTTTTGCTCTGGGGTGATTGTTGGTTGCGCCTTGATGACCATAAATCATTATCGCAACGTGGACACAGAATATGGTCTTCACGTTTTGACTAACAACGGAGTTGATAGCTATCTGATGGAAGATGGCGTTCATTCTCCTAAGTGGTACAAGTTCTGTGCAGATTATGTTCCGGAGTTCCCTGATGATTCGTTGATCCAGTGGATGACGTTTGAGCGCAGACCGTCCTGCCTTAATGTTAAGGATCACGACCTCGGGTTTCAAGTGATGCGCTACAATGGTGTGGCCGTCAAGTATTCACTTTTCACAAGGAGGTAGTTGAGTCATGGCAGACGATAAGAAAGAGAAGGCTGCGGCAAAAGCAAAAGCGGAGGAGCCGCGCAGACCTGTGGTCGATGACCAGGTGTTGATTGCTGGCAAGATCACCAATGTGCTTCAAGGCGATATGTGCATGATCGCTCTTGAAGTTGAGATGCCAGGGCACGGCATCGTCACAGTCCATCTTCACCCCAGTCAGTTTCAGTTTGCTGACACAGTCAACATTGGCGGTGATGGCGGGGATAAACAGCCGCATTAAACTGCGGCTTCAAATATCAACCATTTAACAAATCTCAACCCAAGGAGTTGACTGATGAACCCATGGTTTGCTTTCTCTCTCGGAGCCGCTGTTGGCGTTGGAGCGCTGCTGGCCTGGCATCATTACGGCAGCAAAGTTGTTTCACTCGGACGGGATGTTCTGGCCAAAGGCGAAGGTGATGTCATCAAGGCACGCACCTGGCTCAGCAAGCACATATAACCCATGAACCTAGCTCCTCTCATTACGCAGTTTACGGAACGGCTGATGAAGCCGGGTCTCCTTGGCCTTGCCGGCAAGAAGATTGAGAAGCGTTGCGTCAAGGAATTGAAGTCATACTTCCGTTACCTATACGCTGATATCCGTAAGCTGCGTTTGGAGGAGTTGGCTAGCACAAATGCTGAAACAGAGGAGATTGTCCGTCATGCGATTGAAATGCGTCTATCTTCTATTCTTAGAAGGCACTCGGATGCTTTTGGTTTGGTTCTGGTTGACAACCTCACTGCTGCGTATAAAGTCGCAGACAAGATGGATTATGCTCAAGAGGCTTCAGGCAATAGCATAGACCGCGTTGGGCCCAGCGCCAAGGAAGCTGCAAAATGGGCAGAGCAATACTCCGGCAAGTTGATCAAGGGCATCAACAAGACGGTAGAGAAGAATATCGCAGATGCGGTGATGGCAGGAATTGAAGGTCAATTGGGAGTCCCAGGCACCGGACGGCTCCTGAGGGACTTTATGGCAGACACGACGGTCTCTAAGGCTGAGGCTATCGCTGCTACAGAAATGAATGCTGCCATGTCCGCAGCCGCGCTATCTAAGATGAAGAGAATTGGACTGGAGTACAAACAGCTAATCTTGTCGGATGATGCTTGTGAGATTTGCCAAGACAATGCTGATGTGGATCCAATCCCGGTTGAGGATGATTACCCGAGCGGAGACCCTGGGCCGCCATTTCATACACGTTGCCGTTGCGCCGTCACTGGAGCAAGGCCACCCGAGGAGGAGTAACAATGTCGAAAGGCAATGCAACAGAACTGAATTTACTCAAGCTGATCTTGAACGCAACTGCTTGGGCTAACCTTGCGGACAACGCAGCTGGGTCTCCGTTGACGAACGTCTTTGTGGCGCTCCATACGGCTGATCCAGGAGAGGCTGGAGACCAGACTACGAACGAAGCCACTTACACTGGTTATGCTCGGGTGGCCGTCCCTCGCACAACGGGTGGTTGGACTTGCTCTGGCACCAGTCAGGCAGTCAACGCAGCCGCAATCAACTTTGCTCCGTGTACTGCCGGATCAAACACTGTTACTCACTTTTCTATCGGCAAGGTGACGAGTGGAGCAAGTGAAATCCTGTTCAGTGGAGCATTGACAGCTTCCCTGGCAGTCAGCAATGGTATCACCCCCAGCTTTGCCATCGGCACCATTGTTGTGACGGAAGACTAAGAGAAGGGAGCCGTTTATGGCTGACAATCTCGTGGTTCTGTATAAGAAGATCGCAGACATGACGGCTCCCATTTGCTCCTCTGGATCATGTGAGAAGTTCCGAGGATTGAAGAATCATTGTTGCTCCCGAGAGTATTGCGAAGTAACCAGAAAGTTCGCTCGGGAGCGGTATGGAGTAAGATTGGCGGAGACGGGGAATGATGATTTGCCGTTCATGGGAGAAAGAGGTTGTGTGGTGGCTCCTCATTTACGCCCAGTGTGCTCGATACATATTTGTGACTGGACTTGGGCATCTAAGTCTACAGCTCCAAAGGGATATGTAGAATTGAGGCAAGAGATTTTTAAGCAAGCTAAGGAAGAGAACAAGTGGCCATTAATTTAGTCCAACACGCGGAGCAGGATCAAGCTACAGGGACATCTATCTCTAAAGCATTCAGCTCTAACGTCACGCTGGGAGACCTCCTGGTGGTGACTGTGTTTGATGCATTACAGATAGGTGCTGCATTCTCTTGTTCTGATTCTCAAGGCAACTCCTATAATGCATTGACAGAAAGAAATTATACTGGTAATGCTAGTGGCCAAATGTTTTATGCTTTTGCAAATTCCACTGGGGCCAACACAGTAACCGTTAGTGGATTGGTATCAACTATTTCTGGATTACAGATTGCGGAGTTTTCTGGCATAAAGGTATCTGATGCTTCTGCTGCTGCAATAAGCGTTGGCAATGCTCAAGACTCTGGAGCAGGCACAATCGCTCAGCCAGTTGAGCTTCTTTTTGGTTTCATTCCATTTATTGGTTCGCTCGGAGCAGCACTAACCATTTCTCCCGGATCAGGATGGACGACAATTGCAAGTTCTACATCAGTACAATCTAGTGCTCTTGGGTTCATAACAGAGTATCAAATTACGTCCACCACTGGATCATATAATGCAACCAGCACAACAACAGTAGGCAAAGGCAACTCAGTAAATTGGGCTGCCCAGCTGGTTACGTTCTATGATAATGTGGTTCAAGGCTCTGGCTCTTCAGACGGGTCTTCCTCCGTCACTGGCACCTTGACTGGGAGTGGAACCTTGGCTGGCTCTTCCTCAGGACAGTCCACAGTCTCCGCTACCGCGTCGGCTTCCGGTTCGCTCGCAGGGTCTTCCTCCGGGCAATCGACTGTGACAGCAACCGCAGCTGGGAGTGGAGCCTTGGCTGGATCGTCTGCTGGTATATCGACTGTTGCTGCGACGTTAACCGGGAGTGGAACCTTGGCTGGCTCTTCAGCAGGGTTGTCTACAGTTACAGCAACAATGAAAGGTTCTGGTGCTCTTGCTGGGTCGTCAGCCGGGCAATCGACTGTGACGGCAACAATGGTAGGAGCGGGAGCACTTGCTGGATCATCTGCTGGAACATCTACCACATCAGCAACTCTTTCTGGCTCCGGAGCACTTGCCGGATCGTCAGCTGGGCTATCAACTGTGACGGCAACTTTGGCTGGGAATGGAGCTTTGTCTGGTACATCTGCCGGGTTGTCAAGTATCACCGCGGTGTTGGTTGGCTCTGGAACATTAGCAGGATCGTCAGCCGGGCAATCGACTGTGATAGGCAATTTGATTGGATCTATTTTTATTTCAGGCACTAGCGCAGGGTCTTCCTCTGTCACAGGAACCTTGACTGGTATTGGTAGCCTGAGTGCGTCTGCTTCGGGGAGTTCTTCAGTTACCGCAACGGTGGCAGGGAAAGGAGCCTTGGCTGGTTCATCCTCGGGCACAAGTACATGTTCTGCTTTAATCCAAGCCACAGGAGCTTTGTCTGGGACTTCGTTTGGCTCATCAACAGTAACAGGAACGATGCACCAATTCAATATTGGGCCCATCATTGCTTTTGCTCTTCCAGCAATTAATGTTCCTGCTGTGGCGGCTTTTATGGATGCTGCTCCCACAGTTGATGTGCCGGACTTTAACATAGACGTTTTAACAGTATCAGCAATCAAGGTCGATGTGTTTATCTCTTATGCTTTGAATGCAGACGTTGAGGTGGTACAGTGATCAATTTTGTTCTTGGCACTAACTTCTTACGCGCTTTGGTGACTGATGATACTGGAGCGCCAATTGTTGCTGATGCGGTGACGGCTTCCTTGAAGATCACTTATGGAGCTGACATCTTTACCAACCAGGCAATGAATCATATCGTGGGCCAGGCAACCTACAATTACCAATGCACTTGGAACATTAGTGCTTCTGAAGGAGTGAAGTACGAAGTCACAATTGTTGTGACTGCTGGAGCAAATACCCGGACTAAAATTATGACTGCTGGCATCAGCAATGACTAAACGAGGAGGAGCTGTGAAGAAAAAATTCCCTGTTGAGGAAAGTTTGAGGACTTCCGATAGCTTCAGCGCTATTCGGGATAGGGTGGCTTCTGCCATCATGATGAACGTCCGAGCCGGCATCGATATGGACTGCGATGGCGATGGCATGGATGACTGCAATGACTACGCGTGGGTTCAGGACATTTATCCCAGCTCCGTCATTTACTGCATGGGAGGCAAGATGTTCCAATGCGAGTACAAAGTGGACAAGCGCACCGACAACATTGCGCTCGGGTCTCCCTCGGAAGTAGAGACTGTGTACAAAGGCGTGGATGAATCACAGGCTCCTCTGCGACGCGTGCTGGCTGTTGGAGCAACTTCGTTCCGAGAGGCTGCGTATGATGCGCCCACAGGCAAGCTCACCATTAGGGTCATTGAAGCTGGGTTCAACAAAAGCAAGCAACGCTTTTATCCAGCAGAGACCTTGAAACGTGATCATCAAATCTTTGCCGGCGCAAAGATGTTCGCAGATCATCAGACGGAAGCCGAACAGAAGACCCGTCCCGAGGGATCAGTGAATGATTGGGTTGCCAATGTTCAAAAGGTCTGGGCAGAGTCCAATGGGACTGTGATGGCTGAAGCCGTCGTGATTGACCCAGCATTCAAGCAGAAGTTGGCAACCTTGAACGAACAACATTTATTGCATGAGATGGGAGTCTCCATCCGCGCAATCGGAGAAGCCAGGCAGAAGGAAGTGGATGGTGTGACTACCTCCTATGTGGAGAGTCTTCTGCAGGCACGCTCCGTTGATTTTGTCACCTACGCTGGAGCTGGCGGCCAGGTAGAGGCAATGGAAGCAGACAGCAACAAAAACAATCAGTTGGATCTGGACTTGGTGGATGAATCCCAGTTGCGGAAGCATCGCCCAGACCTCGTCACGCTGATTGAATCTACCGCCTCAAAGGACAATATGAAAACCCTGGAACAACAGTTGACTGAGTACAAAGAAGCCAACACCAAGCTGGAGGCTGAGAACACAAACCTCCAGGCCAAGCTGACTGAGTCGGAGACGAAGAACCAGAAGATTGCAGTTGCTTCCGAACTCAAGAACCTCTTGGCTGAGTCCAAACTGCCGGAGCCGGCAAAGCTCCGCATCACCGATCGTTTCAAGGATGCCTTGAAGATGGACGGCATCAAGGAAGCCATCACCGCCGAAGTCGATTACATCAAGCAGGTTGGCGGCAATGCTGCTGTCGTTCCCGTTCGCAAGAACCTCGGGGCACAGCACAACGATGGTGCGGTGGATACTCGGGAAGCTGACAAAGGCAAGTCTCCCGAGAACAAGACCCGTCTTGAGGAAGCCTTTGCAGGCATCGGCCTGAACAAGAAGGAATCCGAGATAGCAGCAAGCAGGTAAACCTGGGCCCAAGAAGCATTGAGCCTTTAACAAATCTAACGAAAGGTAGTCACGAGGGACTTAACAATGAAGAACTTTCTGCAAGAAGGCGAATTTATTGCGCTTCCGGCGTCATCCTGGGTTCACCCTGCGCATGCGGCTGGAAACACTTACACAACTCTGGTTGGAGCACAGCAGGGGCTGACCGTTCCAATCAACCAAGTTGAAGGAGGAGACCCTGTGGTTTGTGGCACCCTGGTTGGCGTTGCCAACTTCGATGCTCTTCAGTCCACTGATCTTGTCACCGCCAAAACTCGGGGAGTTTTCAACCTGTCTGTTGTTGGCGTCAATGCTGGCGGCAACGTCGCAGTCGCAGTTGGGGATGCGCTGTTCATTGATCCTTCTACCGCACAGATCGACAAGAAGGTGGCCAATGTCAAGTTTGGCATTGCCCTGGGCGCCATCACTTCCGGTTCAACCGCAGTGATCCCAGTCAAACTTTGCAATCAGTAAGTTGTGGGCCAGTAACTTTGTTCAAAATTTAACGGCTCGCAATTAGGAGCCAAAGGGAGCAACGCATGAAGGACTTTTTGGAATTGTTGGATGAAGGAGACGGTCTTGACAGTAACGTCTCCTCCTTCCACAGTCGCATCGCCAACTTTGAAGAGAAGCTCATTGGCTTCATGGAGCTGATGGCAAACAAGAAGGGATTCTCTTCCAACAAGTGGAAATATCTGCTCAAAGAAGCGGAAACCACCACCGACTTCCCGTACTTGTTTGGGACTGTCCTGGAGCGCCAACTGTACGCAAAGTACATGGCCGCAGACCCGGATTGGCGCACCTACATCAAGACGGGAACACAGAATGACTTCCGTCCGAGCTGGCTGATTGGCGTTTACGGACTCACTGGCCCGTTGCAGAAAGTGAAGCAGCGTGACGAGTACAAGGCAGATGCCGTGCTGGCTGACGGCAAGGTCGCAATCTCCTTGGACAAATATGGCCGTGAGTTCCCACTCAGCTGGGAGACCTTGATCAATGATGATCTGGGAGCGCTGACGGATGTGGCAGAACGTTTTGCCCTGGCTGCACGCCGCACAGAGTACCGTGCTGCGACGGGTCTTTACGTTTTGACGACTGGCCCACACACTTCTCTCTTTGGGACGGCGCTGGCTCATCCCATTGACGGCAAAACCATCAACAACAAATTTAGCTCCGCCAACAAGGTGACGGTCATCGACACGCTCGGAGTCTCCACTCAGGTCACGCCAACCTTCAACATTGACACTCTTTCGGCTGCATGCTCTGTGATGCGCCGTTTTGTCGATGCAGACGGGGAGCCTGTGATCTTTGAAGGCTTTGAGCTGGTTGTTCCGCCAGCTTTGGAAATCAGGATGCTTCAGGCGTTGAACCCTGCCAACATCATCATGGCTGGTGGCGATTCAACCACTGGCATTCGTCCGGCCATCCGTTCTTCAAGCAACACCGTTCCCCAGCTCAACATCACTGGGCACGTCAACCCGTATCTTCCCATCATGGACACCTCGGGGAACGGCAACAACACCTGGTACCTTTTTGCCCGTCTTGCCGGCGCAGGATACGCTGCCCGGATGAACTTCCTGAAGGGCCATGAGAACCCGGAAGTCTGCATGAAAAATCCTGACAAGGTTTCCCTCGGTGGTGGTGTGATGTCCCCGCTGGAAGGCGATTACCAGTCAGACAGCATCCGCTGGCGCGTTCGCCATTGCCTTGGCGGCACGCAAGTGGATCCACGCTACGCTGCGGCCTTCATTGGTGCGTAGGTAGCTCCTTGGGCCACTGTTTGGGTAGAGCTTATACTGGTAGGCTCTACCCAGCAGAGGTAAATTAAAAGATAAGGAGCGGTGATGTTTACTTACGACATTGGAACAACAATCGGGCAGATGAGGTTCCTTCTGGGCGACACGGTGGAAGCTACTGCATCTTTCCAAGATGAAGAGTTGACTGCCTGCTATACCATCGTCCAAATGCAGATGGGTGGCTCCTCGATAGCAACCAGTGCAGGAGTCCCGCAAGACGTTTTGTTTTATGCGGTGGCTGCGGCGTTGGACTCTGTGGCTGCGAGGATCGCAACCAGCAGCAACGGCCAAACGATCCAGATTGGAGACTTCAAGTTGTCCGGCTCGGCACAGGTTGACTCTGTCCGGGAAATGGCGCAACGGTTCCGGGATGCAGTGGACAATATGCCGGCATACGCCATCGTGGAGCAGAACAACAGCTCCTTCCAAGAGCTACAAATCATCCGTAACTGGGTGCTGCGGACGGAAGGGTAAAATTTATGCAAATGCCAATGCCCGGTGGTATGAGTGTTGCACAAGCCGTCTGGCTTCACATCCTTACAGCAGTATTGGCTGCTGCTCCTCCGACATTGGTTGCATTGGCCATGCTGGTTAAGGCAATTCGCTCGGAGAAGAAAACGGAGAAACACAGAGAGCAATTTGCCAACGGAGAACTTCGCAAGCAGATCAAGGATGCTGTTCTAGAAGCTATGGAGGAGAAGGCAAATGGTTGATGCTTTTGACGCAACCTTGAACAAGGTGGCCAGCATTCAGGCTCACGTTGCTGGCTCGGATGATTACGGCTCCCAAGGCTCCACTCTAGTCACCTTAGCCACAGGAGTCCCGGTTAGGGTCTCTTTGGGGAGAGGAAGGGCGCACGAGTTCAAAGCCGACAAACAGTTTGCCCTCAACTATAGGGAAGTATTTATGCGTCCCTGGTACGATAGCAATGGCAACCTCCTCTCCCGGCTAAACTGGTTGCTGATTGATGGGGAGCTTTACAACGTTTACCAGGTGGACAATCCTGGCGGATTGAATCATCATCTTGAGGTCTGGTGCACTTTGGTTATTGTACAGAAAGCGGTGAAGTAGATGAAGGTCTCTGAGGTAACAATGAATCTCCGAACGGAAGAGGCTAAGGTTGGAGCCTTGGAGAAAATCTTTGCCATTGTTCAGGAGACATTTGAGATTGACATCAAGTCTGTAGCCAAGCAAGGGTCTCCCGTCCTGACTGGCCTGAACCGGAACTCGATTGATACGGAGGTCGTGCAGAACCCTGGAGTGGTGGAGGCAACTCTGTTCACCCAGTCTGGCTACGGAGGTTATTTGGAGATTGGCACAAGCAAGATGAAGGCTGTTCCGTACCTTCAGCCGGCATTTGATGAGGGGATGGTTCACTTGTCAGAAGAGTTGGGAGGTTCGCTCGATGGTTGACACAAACACATTGCTGAGGTTCTGGCTCTTGTCTGCCGCTAGCATCACAAGTCTCCTTGGGACAAACATCAATGGCAGCATTTATTGCGGAGATATACCAGACACTTTTGATCCAACTTTAGGGCTAGCAATTGAGATTAGTGGAGCAGGAGGTAGTTCACATCCAGAGATAAATACAATCACTGATGATCGCAAGATGGTGCGCATTTGGGCTGGAGCAAACGAGTTCTTGAAAGCAAGAGTGTTGTACAACGCAGTGAACAGTTTGATCCATACCGCAACCAATGTCGATTTACAAACCAAAGGTTACATGATGCGTTGCATCGAAGTGACATCAGGAATGGACATCACCGATCCAGATTCAGGTTGGGCTACGGTGGTTGCTTTTTACAAACTGATGGCGCGTTGAAAATAAATCTGGTCGGTCTAACGACCACATAAGGAGAGTATCAATGTCGAATTATCCTACAGGCACCGCAGCAAACGTCCTTGTTGGGCCAGCCAGATTGCTGGTCTCCCCCAAGGGCACCACCCTTCCAACTTTGGATGGAACTGTCAATCCAATCACTTGGCCAGCTGGCTGGGTGGAAGTTGGGTACACTGAAGCTGGCACAGACATGACTTATACCCCAACCATCAAGGACATCATGGTGGATGAGGAAATGGCTCCTGTGCAGAAGATTCTCGACAAGGAGAAGGCCACAGTCACTGCTGTTCTTGCAGAAGCAACCTTGGCCAATCTGAATCGTGCAATCTCCGCCAGCATCATGACGCAATCGGCTGCGGACGTAACTCACGCTCAGCTGGCCACTGTTGAAGTTGGCTCCGGAGCGCTGAATGAAGTCCAGATTGGTTTTGAGGGCATCAATCCTCAGACCTTCCAGCGGATCATGATTGGCTACAGAGCCATCGCGCAGGCAACAGTCAAGCTGACATTCAAACGGGCAGACAAGACGATGATGCAGGTTGACTTTGATCTGCTCGCAGACAGCACCAAGACCGCAGGCAAGCGGTTGTTCAAGATTCTTGATGTTGTGGCGCCACACAGCTAACCTCAAATCCTCGGGAGCCTCCGGTTGTCCCTGGAGGCTCCCTCGGGGAGTTCTCAGCAAGAATAGTCCCAAGGAGACTACAACATGTTACCTGACCGCACAGAAGATGAAATCATCGGGCAGTTGCCAATCACCGTCAAATTTGGCGACAAGGAATACAAAATCAAACCTCTTACTATCCTCAAGGCCAGGAAGTGGAGAGAGAACCTGATAGGGCAGATTCAGACAATAGCTGCCGCACTTAAGCAGGACACCAACACATCCGAGGTCTTTGTGAGTGGTCTTGCGTTTGTCTTTCTCAGCTTCCCTGAGAAGATGGCAGACTTGATCTTCACATATGCTCCTGATCTTCCCAAGGAGACGATTGAGGAAGAGGGAACAGAGGAGCAGATGTCCAGAGTCTTTGGGCAGATTGTGCAGGTTGCTTTCCCTTTTCTCGGGGAGCTCAAAGCTATGAGTCAGACCTTGGGCCTGGCATCGAGCTTCCCAGCATCGGAGAAATCTACGAAACCGCAATGAGTGATTGGGGCAAAGACCCTGTGTACATTAACCGTTGGTGGACAGAAGAGCTTCTTACCCTTATGTTCATCAAGCGTACCGTTCGTATCAAGCGTTTAGCAAAGGCTCAATCTCCAGAGGCTCCGGAAGCTCCACCAGAGGTAAACAAGGTGAGTGATAAGGAGCTGTTTGCAGAAATGAAACTTCCAGTGGATGAGGTGACTCGTGGCAATCGAATTGGGTGATGCAGTATTAAGGTTCCTTGGCGATTCAACTCAGTTGGAGCTTGCGTTTGATAGTATCGAGTCCCAAGCTGCGACTAAACTTGCCCCAGCAACAGCATCAGTGAATCAGCTCGGGGCAAGTTTAGAAGGAGCCGGGAAGCAAGGAGCTGCGGCTAGCGTAGTGATTAGCGAATCGTTTATGCGGGTGGCTCAAGCTACCGCAGCAAACACTGCGGCTCAGAAGTCCTTGGCTGAGGCTCTGGCGTTGGTGAAGAAGAATGGGGCTGATGATACGGCTGCGGTCTTAGCTTTGGCTGCGGCACAACAGACGGCTGCTGCATCGGCTGCGGCATTGGCGGTTGCGACGAAGGAAGCCGGGAGCAAGACCGCAGAGCACTTCCGTGAAGGCAAGGCTGAGATTATGTCCTTGAACCGGGAGCTGGGCTTGGGTGTGGATCGTCATCTTGCTGGTTGGATCAGTAAGCTCCCTGGAGTTGGAGCTGCTTTGTCGGCTGCTTTCAATGTAACCATGGTTCTGGTTATCTTGAAACTGTTGGCTGACGGCATTGAGAAGCTGACGGAGTGGAGAGAGAAATCTGAGATGATTCGGGAAGCCTGGGTCAAGGTGGACTCGGACTTCCGAGACACCAGCATACATATCCAGGAGGAGATTGAGCAGCAAGAGCAAGCCTTCATCCGTATGACGCAAGGCCCAGTTGCTGCTTTGGATTTTGCTCTTCAGCATATGCGCAGCACCGCCGATCAGACCCTCAAATCCATAGTCACTGAGCTGGAGGCTTTGGCCTCTCAATTTTCTGATCAAAAGAAGTTCCTTGATTTTGGTTCCGGGTTCACCAAGGCCACCAAAGAGGTGAACAAGTTTAAGGCAGACCTTGTTTCTGCAATGCATGAAGCAGCAGATGCTCACCCTGATGACAAGATGGCTGGTTATAGGAAAGGTATCGAACTCACAACCACGGAATATGATAGATTGAATGACATAATCTTAAAGAACAATAAGCTATTGACAGAAGGGCCATTATCTAATTTTGGCACCGGCAAGATCATTAGTGGAGAAGATGCAGAGATTTTAGAACGTAAATTTGCAGCCATCAAATCCATCAAGCAGCAGTTGGAGGCTGGAACAAAGCTGGATGATGATCGAGACAAGGCTGAAGGAGAACGTCGCGCCAAAGAGGCTGCGCAGCGGGAGCTGGAAGTTGGTTCTGCCGGCATCACTGCCACAAAAGCAGTTCAAGCAGCTAAATCGGCACTTGATGTTGAGTACGATAAAGTCCGCTATGAGCGCGGGCAGATCACCTATGCACAATTGCTGAAGTCGGAAATAGATTACGAGAATCAAAGTTACTCCCAGAACCGTTCTGCACTCCAGGGCAAGATAGCCTTGCTTCAAGAAGATGGAGTAAAGAATCAAGCAGCCATCATAGAGGCTCAAGGTCACCTTGCAGCTTTGGCAACACAGCATAAAGAGAACCTGCTCAAGATTGACCAGGAGTCGTATCGGAAGCGCGCCAGTGAACAGGAGAAGTCCATTCAGCTTGCAATCTCCGGCACCAAGCAAGGCACAGAGGAGCGCGTCAACCTAGAAAATTCTTTGGCACAGTTCTTGCTTCAAACATGGGGAGCACAGTCTGATGCATATCAAGCCCAGTTAGTGAAGTTGACAGAAGCTCGTAGAGCTTACTCACAAGAACAGAAACGCTTGGCAGCAGAAGACAATAAGCAGGAGCTTGCGCTGGCCACAGACAAGGCTAAAGCGGATGACTCCTATTATACCTATCTGGTGCAGACGGCTCGGATGACTCATGGTCAACTACGGGTCTTGCAAGAGCAGGCTTTTGAACAAGAGCACGCTCGGAAGATTCAATCATTGGTCTTTGAGCGGGACTCTATGGAGCCTCAAGAACTCCTCGCCAGGAAACAGATCAATGATAAGATTGCGCTCTTAGATCAACAGGCACAAGAGCATCGTGAGATGTTTGCTCTTCAGACGGATGATGCGATCCTGGATAGCTTCCACCAGTTGGGATTGAAGAGTGCAGATGAGCTTGAGAGGGAAGCCAAGGTTGCGGAGATAGCATTCAAGGAGATTGAGAAGTCTGGCACAAGCAGCTATCACGACATCTTGTTGGCAAAGGAGAAGTTGCTCAACCTCAAGATTGGTGCTGCTTTGGCAAGCGGAGATCAGGCACAACTTCAAATGCTCCGCAAAGAGTTAGATCAAACGACCTTGGCCTTGGATCGTCTCGGAGCTGTCGTGGGCAAAGTAAACATCTTGTCCCTGAACTTCTTTGATGCTTGGCATCGAGGAGCGCCAAAGACTCGGGACGTAATCGTCAACATGGCCCAGGTGGCAAAGGATATGTTGAATGCGATGGGGGCTGCTGAGGCCAGTGCTATCCAGTCTTGGATACTTGGGCAGGAGAGTCTTGGGACTGCTATGCGCAAAGCCACAGCACAAATCTTGGCAGAGTATGCAGCCAGAGCTGCGGTGGAAGCCGTCTATTGGTTGGCTTATGGATTTGCTATGCTTGCTTCCATGCAATATGATCGTGCTGCTGCTGCCTTCACTGCTGCTGCTGAGCTTGGAGGATTCGCTGTTGTTGCTGGTAGTATCGCAGCAGCCATCAATCCTAAGAGCACAGCTACAGCCGGGACAAGCTCCTCATCATCTTCCAGCATCACTGATAGCTCCTCTAGTCAACCCGCCGCAGCAGCTCCGGTTCAGCACACAAACATCCAATCCTTTGCAAAAGGAGGTCTGGTCACAGGCCCAACTTTGGCTATCATCGGAGACTCTGTCCACGGGTCTTCCTCGGGGCAGAGCCGGGAAGCCGCAATACCACTTGATGATCCAGCCGCTATGACGGCAATTGGAGCTGCATTGGCGCCGTATCTGCAAAGCTCTGGGACAACAATCCACGTCAATGTTAAGGGCATGATTAGCCCAGACAACTTGAACAAGGTTATGAAGGATATGAGTAGGAAAGTGATCCGAGGTCAGGGCAACATAACTTCAAGCAATTCGTTCCGAGTCACAAAGAGGTCTTGACGATGATAACGCCATTGTTCACCTTCGATGAAGGCATATTGAATGCCAACGACTTTAGTCAAGCTTCCTGGTCTAAGACCAATGTGACGCTGACTCCAAACGCAACTGCGGCTCCGGATGGTTCTGTGACGGCAATGAAGGTCGCAGCAACCGCTTCCGCAGCAACCACACTTAGCCAGACGGTCAACGGAGCCGGCAAAGCCTCTGGCAAGAAGTTCTTCATTTATGCCAAGCAAGGCTCGGGAGCCGTGGATGGGAACAGCTTCAATCTTTTTGATGTCACATCATCTACGACGATCTTGGCTTGCACAGTCAATTACGGGACGGGAGTGGTAACATATACGACTGGAGCTGCCGGGATAACAATGATTGCCTTGACTGGTGGCTGGTGGTTGATTATCTTTGATACCATTGGGTTAGCAATAGCAAACAGCGACAATCTTGCAGTTGGTATAGGGTTTGTCGGTAATGCGGAGACGGCAGCGGAGTTCGTTTACCTTTGGGGAGCTTCCTTGCGCAGCATTGTCGCTCCTTCTTACCCAGCAGTGGGGAAACTGCTTGCCAACCAGCGCACAGTCCTTCGTCACGACTCGATTACATCGAGCGGCATCAAGCAGTCCATTGTGGAACGCACAGACCAATTCAATCCTCTCGTCTTTACCTTTGTGCCTCAGGCAGACATCCCTCAATGGGTGACGTTTATGAATTATGCACAGAACGGAGGAGCATTCACCTATTATCCAGACAGCACAAACTTCCTTTCTCATACGGATTACTCCTTGGATGATATGGATTGGTCACCCAAACGAACCGCGTTTGGCCATGCAACATTCTCCATCGACATGAGGGTCTGGGTATGATAACTGCGACATCTAATTTTACGACGGCACTTGCTGCGTTCCGTAATGGCCAAATACTTCTTTGGATACAGATCGCAGGTTACTTCCGTTCCTTCACCAACTACAAGAGTGGTATCGGCGGGCAATATGATTGGATCACTTCGATTGATGCCCTTGCCACTGCCATTCACGATCTTGACGGAGGAGCCGACCAATCAACCATCTTCTTCAATGTTCTTGATTTCAAAGGAGTCCTAACATCAGACTTCCCTGGATTCGTCTTTGAAGGCAAACAGATCACAATCAGTGTCGGTCTCCCTGGTTTGGCTCAAGCGGATTTTACGACGGTATTTACCGGGTATATCGATACTGTGGGGAGCACAAATGGGAACTCCGAGTATGTATTCAATTGCTCGGACATCAGCGCCAAACTCAGCAAAGTCATTTACCCTTTAGGTGACAGCGGGAATCCCACCGATGGGAATAACCCACATACCTTGAATGCTCATCCTCTCGACATCTTGCTTGATATACTCAACACACAGGTTGGACTTGCTGCTGGCCTGATTGACGCAACAAAGATTCAAGGCTATCGGGACGGCCCATTCAATGGCATTCAATTCAGCTTCCGGTTGACGCAATCCGTTGCGGCAGCAGACTTCATTAAGCAGCAGCTCCTCAAACCGCTCGGAGGTTACCTCTGGGTCAATAGCTTAGGCAAGATCACCGTCAACTTCTTCACTCCTCTGACCACTCCGTCTCCCGTCTACACTCTTGGGCCAGGAGCTTGGACGGCAATACCAGATGCGGAACAGGTTGACATGGTGAACATCGTTCAGTTTCAATTCGACAAGGACGATGGGACATCAAATGCATCCAGCAACTACATGGCCATTGATACTGAGATTTATTCCCCCAGCACTTCTCTTTATGGTCAATTTGGAGAACAAATCATCCCTGCTGATGGCATGAGGAGCGGTCTCCAAGGGTTCATAATTGCCAGGATGACGGCTCGTATGATCTTTGGTCGGTACGGATTAAAGAACATCAAGTTTGATCAAGGGGCTGCGGACTCGATTTGGCAAACCTGTTTGCTGGAGCCGGGAGACATTGTTGCGGTCACGCATCCTGACATCCCAGATCGCAAGGCAGGAGTCGTTGGCGTAACAAACAAGCTGTTTGAAATTGTCGATAGAAAGTTTAACTTCACCGAAGGTCTAATGACCTTTACGATGATTGATGCGAGCTTCTTGAGCTTCATAGGCAACTTCCTGATTGCTCCGAATGGAACGGCCAACTATACCGGAGGATCGAACACATACATGTATATGTGTAGCGACACAGATCAATATTCTAATGCTGACGCCGGCCACATATTGGGATAAAATATGCCAACCATAACTCTCACAACCATCCCTGGATTTAGTGATCTGTCAAATGCTCCTCTCGCATCTGGCAAGAATGCTCTTGGAGCTCACTTCACACGGATCAATTCCAATGCTGCATTTGGTCTTGTGCGTCTAGAAATATTTACAGGCAACTATGCACATGGGCAGACGGTTGTGCTGCCGCAGAGTCCGGTGGATGGTTACACATATGGACGCGATGAGCTCATCTATATGTGGGGAATTCAGAACACCGCCGATGCAAAGAGCGGATGGGCCAGCTACCGGGAACCCTGGACGATGTGGTATGGAATCTGGAATGTTGATCAGGCCACAGGAGTTGTGTTCAGCGAAGTTGGGTACAGAGGTAACCAGGATCATAAAGACAATCAGGCCACGACGAACGATGGAGTGCTTCAGGTCTTTACCATTGCGCAAAGGCAGAAGACCAAGTTGCTGATTGCTTCGTCTCCCTCCTTCAATCGGCATGTTGATGCAGACTTTGCTACTGACTTCGCCTTGACGACTGGGCTGATGACTGACATAAATGGCGATGCTAAGTTTGGCGTCATCAATCAAGAAGTCATCTACATGGGAGAGTTCTTCAACGGAGCAACCGTCCCTCAGCCAATCAGTCCGGCGGATGCGCACACGTATGCTTATGCTGATTGCGTCTTCATGACCTCGATGCGATGGACTGCGGATACGGATAGCAATAACAACCCAATCAAACCAGCCATCACCAAGGGCCAGCTCCAAGATTGGACGGCCAATGTAGGAACCAGCGGAGCCGTCCGCATCGGCAATACGAGCGTGGAGTACGAATCGAGCGGATCGCACACCTATACGAATGGCAAGGTTGCGGTCTTTGCCTTCTGCACCCGAGCCTTGGGCACGACCTTCCCTACGATCCAGAACAGCTTTGCTGAGATTGCCGACAGCGTGTTTGCTCCCGGTCAGACCTTGCGGGCCAGCACAGTCAAGCAATTGAACCGGAACATAGGCCAAGCCGTCTGTAGTCCGGAGTTCTTTGGCTTTACCAATTACTCCAACAGCAATACAATCCCTCTGCCAACGTCTCCGCTGGATGGCTATACATATGTGAGAGCAGAATTGATGTACATCTGGGATTGGTTCAACACTGGGCCTTCCAGCAATTCGACTGGCCGCATATCCCTGATCAATTCTACGATTGATGGAAGCGGAGTTGTTACGATCAATGACTGGCGCTTCGACTCGGGAGCCTCTGGTGTTGCTCTGCGGCATGAGGGAGTGATCCGAGTCCTGGTTGTGGCTCACCGGGCAAGGAGCAATGCGGCTCCTCCGGCATTCTTGCTTGGGCCGCCAGCTTTTGGGACTGACGATGTCTCAGATAAATATGGTAACCTGGATTTCATCCCTGATGGATCAGTGAATGTTAAAGGAAGTGCAGGAGACTTGGCCTACCGTCCTTTGACCAATGCGTTGACCGCAACGAATGCAGGAACAGTGGCTGTGGCTGCCTTTACCAATCGCATCAAGAGTCGTGGAGACCTATCATTGAACTCCGCTTCTTTGACATCATTAAGTTTGGATACTCTTTACTACATCACATATGACGATCCTTTGCTTGTTGGGCAATCGCTCGGAGCCGTAACGTATACGGCACGTTTGTTGAAGGAAGATGCATTGGGAGTGTACGGAAGGTTCCTAGTTGGCTCAATCAACACCCCTAAAGCAGGAGCCATTGACACCGTTGGCAACTATGATGGAGGAGTTGGAGCACAACACGGATCAACCACAGCAATATATTTCCCTTCTTTCAATAGCGTACCAGCAGGCAATGGAGCAGTTGCAAATATCAACAATGGTATTGATCTTGATGCTTCCACATTCGCCCAGTTAAGTGTGACGGGGAACTCTGGAGTAAATTCTATTGCAATCGGCCCAGGTGGTGGCATATTAACTCCTATGCTCAAGAAGTGGATATCTTTAAATATTGAGATTACATTTTCAGTACCAACCAATACTCTGAATGGAGCCGCTGGCGCAAGAGTCAATATTGTTAATGCACAGACTGGGCAATTAACTACGGTGGGCCCTGGGGTCACCGCAGCTATGCAGAAGTATATTGCGCCAATACCTGTTACAACAAATCTATCTCAATTGAACATAACGATTCAAGCACGTACACTCGGATCAGATACAGCAGGAACATTGCTGTTGAACATTTACGAAGTTCGTCTTGTTGGTGTTGAGTAAAGGAGACCGTATGGCTGATTTGAAATTGATACCTGATACTTATGATGCGGCCAAGGCAGCCGGCATTGTAAAAGAAAAGAAGGTCACCAATGAAGATGGAACGGAGTCCCTGGTGGAGTATTACATCAAGGCTACCGTCCCACCAAGCGTTGCTTACCGCGCCACTTGCGGCAAGACTGTGCTTCAATCCTCGATGACGGTTCACCAGGACGAACCCAAGAGTCAGGATGCAATCAAGGGTGACCACGATACGATAATTGAAGCTCTAGCTGCGGAGGTCTCCCGAGCAGAAGACCATCGCATCAAACTCGTCAACCTCTAACCATTGTTCGTCCATGCGCCCAAGGAGCGTTTACCTATGACCAAGCATCATATTCTTTACCCAGTGTTGGCTATCGTCATCGTCAGCGTGCTGGTGTTCCTGTTCTATGAGCACGAGAAGAGAAAGAAGCTGGAGCTGGACGTTGCTGTCCAAGAGACCAAACAACAGGCTGCGAAGGATCAACAAGCGGCAATTGAAATCCTTCGCCAGCAACAGATCGCAGACCTAGAGAACCTACGCAGCAAGCCGGCAACGATCCAGACCGTTACCAAGTATCTCCCCGTCCCGCTGCCTTCCGGTTCACAGATTCAGATTCAGCCGGCAACCGGAACTCAGCCAGCCCAATTGGTTGTGACGGGAGACCCTCAAGCCAACCTCGATGCTTTCCAGAAAGGGAACATCGTCTGTGCTGAGAACAAAGTCAACCTCGATGCTTGTCAGAAGGACTCGGAGCAGGACAAGAAGGTCATCATTCCTTCTCTCGTCAAGGAGCGTGACGACCTGCGCAAGCTCGCAATCCCGCATTGGACAGCTACGCTCGGAGTCTCCAAGGCACAGGTTGGCGGATACAAGCCAGATGCCTTCTTGGACTACCGGGTTCAAAAGTCTTGGGGTGTGACTGTTGGGGCAAGCAACAACGCTCTGTTTGCTGGTGTCTCAATTCACTTCGGAGGAGGAGTCAAATGAAATATTCCAAGCAAGGTGCAGATTTGACCAAGATGTTTGAGCAATGCAGGCTGACTGCCTATTGGGATGGCCTGGGCAAGGTCTGGACAATCGGCTGGGGCCACACTCGGGGAGTTTCTGAGGGGGTGACTTGCTCGCAGCAGCAGGCAGATGACTGGTTGATGGAAGACATATCTAGCTCAGAGCGCAACGTCAATGCGCATGTCAAGATTGAAATCAACCAGCATGAGTTCGATGCCCTTGTTGATTTTGATTTCAATTTAGGAGACGGCGCATTGAATGGATCAACACTTCTCCGTTTGCTCAATGCTGGGGACTTCTCTGCTGCAGCGAAGGAGTTTGAGAAGTGGGATCACGCAGCCGGGAAGGTCGTTGCTGGTCTCCTGCGTAGGCGATTGGCAGAAGAGAAGGAGTTCCAATCCTAAACTGTCCGAACGCAGAACAGCCCCAAGAGACCTCTCCCGGCTCCCGGCTTACGGGAAGGGAAAGGGACTCTTGGGGCTGTTCTTTGTTTTCAACAACTTACCTCGGGTTTTGGGATCTTACCTCCTTGTTTTAAGCGGCTGAGCGGTTTTCCGCATCTTCCCCTACTGTGGACGAACGAAGTCTTTGCCTGCGCCAGCCAGGCTTTACCCCGTACGGCTCCCGGCACCGTTTTTTCGGAATGGGGAAGACCCGATTTCTTTGGGTTCTCCGACTTCCCCGAGTAAGCCGGGAGGAGACTGAAGAAGGGGAGCTTGAAGGACTTCGGCCAGCCGTCTCCAGTCGCAGCCTTCTTGGAAGCCAAATGTCCAGAGAGGAGTCCTGCGAAGGTCAATGGAAGCCAGCCGGGAGTAACGGCCAGGGATGAGCAGGAAGAGGTTGATGCGAGGAATGTGGATGCCAGTGTAACAACGTCCACCATCCTTGTCATATTCCAGGAGCCAAGGCACCTGTGCCGGACGGTAATCAATCCGGCTCGGGGAGACCTCTTTGGGCCCTGCCTCTTTCATCTCAATCCAGCCGGTAATGCCGGTGCTGAGGCTGATGAAGTGATTGTCCGGAATGCCCGGAGCGGTGCTGTGAGATTCGATACGGTGGATGCGTATGCGGCCCACAGTCAAGAGGTTGCGGCGGAATGTGGAATTGAAACTCGATTCACTCATGGTTGCTTCTCGTTTAGCTCGACAAATGTGGATACCTGGGTCAAGGTGATCATGTTGTGGTCTGCGGCGTAAGCTCTGCAAGGCTCACAGAGGTTCTGGGTCTCTGTCGTTTCGACAGGATGGCCCCATTGAACTTTGAAACGTCCGATTGGCTTATTGTTGCAGCCACCCAGGCCATGACACGTGCTACTCTCGCATTGACAGTCCATCACTCCTCCTCTTCCATGAAGATGCTCGCAGGATCGTTGTTGATCTGGTCTGCGAGAGATTTATGTTTACGAAGGGCATTGATGATCTTGACATCGATGCTCCCTCGGCAAGCCAACTCCAGGTCTGTGTACAAAACGCCTGTGGTGGTTCCGATACGGTGATTGCGCTTCTGAGATTGCAGCCGGTCATCCAATGAGCTGTTCTGTGAATGGTAAATGCTACGATCTGCGGCAGTGAAGGTAAAAGACCTCGCAGCCGAACGGCTCGCAACGAGGTAATGGGTCTTGTCATCAGTTTGAATCTTCTTGCGAGCCAGAATGCGTTCATCTTCTCCGATGCCGCCATAATGACCAACTGCGGCTGGCCCAAGAGCTTTGTGGATGTCCCGAAGGTCTGGAAGGAAACGGCACCATATCAATATCTTATGTCCTCCAGCTCTGCACTCCTCCACTTCTTGCATCAGCGCTTCCATCCTCTCATTCTTCCCCTCCAATCGTTTCGGATCGTGCTCTGGCGAAAGGCCACAGCTGATTTGCTGGAGACGGAGTGCACGCACAATGCTAATCTCTTTGGCAGCCTTGATGCCTTGATCCTCTCCGAGGATTTCCTGAATCTCTGCCAAGGATTGCTTTCGATAGGCATCATAAAGACGTTGCTGCGGAGGACAGAGAGCGAACCTGCGCCGCTTCCAACGTTGCTTCGGAAGGTCAAGGCAATCTTTTTCCAGGACTCGATCAGAATGACCATCAATGATCTTCATCAGCTTCTCGATATTCCGATAGTGCTTGATCTCTCGATTCTCAAAACCTCCCATCACGCAATACTCTGCCTTGAAGGAGGAGTACGATGTGTGGCCCAGGATGTCCGGGTCAAGGAACAGGAACTGGCTGTACAGGTTTTCAATTCCCGTCGTGAGAGGAGTTCCGGTCATGATCCGGCGATATTTGGAAAGGACTCGGCACTTGACGACAAACTTGGTTTGGTCGGTGGAGTGATTCTTGATGATTGTCGATTCATCAACCACAGTCATCACTCCGAGCTTCGTATTCTTCATCCAAGCCAGGATCAATTCCTGCATCTTCCCTTCACTCCCGTCCCGCAGGTAACGCACTCCTTCGATGTAGAAGGTGATGATCTGGAGAACTCCCGGTTGCCGGCTCCGAGCCGCAGCCATCATGTTCCGAAGCTCGGCATCCCGCCAATTGATGGAGAAGTAAACGGACTGATACGGGATGCGGTCAGGCATGTGAACCGGAATCTCCTCCAAGACCCAGTTGATGTGCGCTCCGTTGCTCGCAATTACGATCAACGTGTCAATCTCTCCTTTCTCAAATAGATAGGCTGCGGTGTCGATGATGACCTTGGTTTTCCCCGTCCCTTGCTCGTGGAATAGGGCAAAGGCATTCCTATCGCGGGAGACCAGGAAGGCTTTCTCTTGATGCTTGAATGGAGCCACTTTGTGTTCGTATCCCGAGGAGTCTGTCAGGGTCTCCTGTTTGGAGGCTCGGGTGTTCTCCTCCTGCATCTTGAGTTCTAGGTAACCGTCTCGGAACTTCGATGCTGACTCGTGCCAGTCAAGCTCGGGGAGATTGGCAAGCAGGTACTCGATGTTTGCTCCGGAAGGTTGGAAGACCAGCTGGTTGTCCACCCATTTCTTCCGTCCTGGCATCGCTGATAGAATGGTAAAAAACTGCCCCACTCGGAAATCCCGAATGAGGCAGTCCTTGGGGTTGTTGGCAAGAGTGATGATCATTTTAGTTTACCACTTCTTAATTTCTTCAGTGAACTCAGAGAAGTTGTCCCTGATTGGTTGACTTGATTTCATCCTGTTTGAAAAATCCTCAGCAACGCAAATTTGTTCACCAGGATGCAATTCATTGGAGAATTTTTCCAACCAACGGACTAGTTGGTCTACCATCTTAGTTGTTTTAACAGATGCCACAAATCACCTCAATCCTTGCCGAATTTCTTCAGCTTCAATTTCTTTCTGTGTCCACTTCTTTGGTTTGCGGACTCCAGGGTTGCCGGCTCCTCTGCCGTTCCCTCGGGTCTTCCCCGAGAGATTGGCGCGGATGTCTTTGCGGAGCCGGGTGACGACATCAATGGAGACAGAGACAATCTCCAGGCCAGCCTCATCTGACAAATAGCTTTCTAGAGACTGGCCATTCACTGTGATGCCGCTTGGGTTCTTCAGCATCACACTCTCTTTCTTTGCGGCAGAGGAAACTGGTGTGGATTGTCGGAGCAAGGAGTGCGTTGGCCAGCAAGCACATATCGCAGCGCAATTGCGTGTTGTGATTGCCCTTGCCATTGCTCCACCAAATCATGGATCACATCCAGAAGGCTATCTGCCTTTGCGTTTACCAGCAACTGCCCCATTGTGCTGCTTCCCGTTCCGTCGTACCGTTTCACGCTTGCGTAGAACTTTCTTTCCTCGGGGAGCCACGCCAGCACCACTCCCGGTGCCAGCTTGTCCTTTGGGTACAGCTCTGCCAGCGCCATCAGGAACAGTTCCAGGAGCGGTCTTTGCCGGAGCTTCTTTACGTTCTGGATGTGCTCCTTTGCTTCCTTTCTTCCCGCTGTCAGTTGTGGTTTCTTCTTTCTTGCCTTTGTCAGGTTGCCTTGGTTTTTCATCTGCGGTATCTCCTGTGGTTAAGAAGTTGTGGTCAATATCCCACTGGAGGTCGTTGTTCCTTCCTCCAGCACGTTTGTAATCCTCGTACGACATCCCATCAGTCACAATGTTGAAAGAGTTCCAACCGTGTGTTCCTTCCCGTCGTGGGTTTGTTTGGACAAGCTTGAAGATGTACTTGCCGGCAAATCCTCCACGTGGGCCTGTCGTGCTGTTTGGGAGACGGGCAAGAGGAGGTTTGATCTCAAGGTCTCTGCCGGCTTGCGTGATCATGACGTAGAACAGAGGAGTCTTGTCATCAGGACTATCATCCTCCATCGTGACCAATTTTTGTTTGACAAGTTGCTCGATGGCTTTGCAGACAGCAATGGTGCTGGTATCGAGCTTCTTGGCTATCTCTGTTGTGTTGGCCCAGTCCTCATCCTTCACCACGGCTCCCGGCTCATTCTCTGGGATCATTTCCCTTATGGCCAGAAGGATCGTAGCAGCAGCTTGTGAGAAACCTCGGGAGCCTCTTGCCTCATTCGCTTCCTTGTCTTGCTTCTTTCCTTGGCCCAAGGCAACTGCGTGTTTCTTCAAATCAGTATCCGTCATTTGGCCGTGCGGGAAGGCAATGGGCCCACGGAGGAGTTGAGAGAACTGAATGATGGTGGCTTCAGGAAGTCGGCATTCCTTGAAGGCTGCGATCATCTGATGCCTCAGCTTCCCGTAACTAACAGTCAACAATCTAATCTCGGCATCTTGACGGTCTTTGAATTTGACTTGTGTGACTCCGGAGAAGTGTTTGTACAGGTTCAAAATCTCTTCATCGGAGAGGAGGTCAATAAAATGAGTAATCTTCTGTGAGTGTCTCTTCATCGTCTCAATTCCCTTCAGGTTGGTTGTGGAAGGGTCAAGGGCCAGGGTCTTCCTTTCCTAGCCCTTCAGTCACAACTGAGTCCAGAGGAGACTGTTAGCTGGCCTTGGCCAAACGAACGTTCTTGTGGGCTGCGTCCCAGTGAAGGTCTTTCAGACGGCCACCAGCAGCTTGGAACTCCGCCACAGTCAAAGGCTTCCGAGCCTTCAAGACGATCTGGAGAGACTTGAACCCAAAGCTCTTGGGACGGCGGGTATTCTCTTTGACTAGTTTGATGATCCGAGTTTCCGGATTGATGTGGGCGCTGGAGGTCTTCTTGGCGGTGGACTTCTTGGAGGATTTGCGAGTGCTATTCTGATTTTTCATTTTGAGTCTTCTTTCTTATGTTGCTTGGCTGTTAGGTGTGTTGGGAAAGTTGCCCAACGCTTAGACCCTTGTTGGAGTCCCTGTCAGACTTCCGGTTCAAACCGGGAGCCCATCAGGCACTCCAACCTCTGTGCCTTCAGCCTTACCTTCTTGCCGGCAGACTGTTGATTGCGGCAGCGCTGGACTCTGCTCCTACGGTGAGCCAGCCAACGATCCTTTCCGCTCGATGACGATGGAAGTGGTGCAGGACTCCCATCAGCGCTACGGCTCCTCCTGCCGAAGCAGCACCCACCAGGACGGCTCCTTTGTTCGATTGAACGAAGGGACGGGCCAGCGGGTTCAACTCTGTTCCTGGGTTCGGAGAGGAGAGGTTGCGACGGGTGGTGTACAGATCGGCGCTGATTGACGCTCCGATGGCTCCAAGGAGTACGACGTTATGTCCATCCAGGAATTTATGTTCCGGAAGACCGTCGTAAAAGGAATGTGGTTGAGGTGGGGAGGGAAAGTCTTGGCCCAGGCACCCCAAGCAGCACGCTCCGAGGAAGAGGAATGTGGCGATAGCATTACGCATTGTGTCTTCTCCATTTTGGTAAAGGACAACGCCAAGTCCCAGAGCGTTTGTGTTGTCTCCATTCGATGTTCCAGGGGCAACGTTCTGTCTGCCCAAATTTTGTCGTGTGCTCGGAGGAGCTTATAGAATCCTGAGTGCTCCTCCTCGGGTGGTGGCCCTTGAGGTTTATCGCAGAGCCGGCAGGAGGAGTTGTCGCAAGTGTAGTAGGTCTTGTTCAACTCCCGCATCTTCTCTTTACAGCTTGGGCAGTTCATCAGCTGACCTCCACTTCTTCAGAATGCTTCCCGTCTTGGCACTCGCACATTATGACTTCTACGATGCCGTGGTAAGGGACTCTGGTAACGAGGGAAATTTCCAACCGTCTCCTTACCAATGGTTGGAGCTTAAGGTTGAAGGCATCAATGAGAAGGTCAACTGCATCCTTCCTCGTTTCGCAGGAGCCTTCCAAGGAAGTGAATGTCAATTTCTTTCTCTTCCTTCTCGATATGGCAAGCCAGTGAGCTTTCATTTTGTTCTCCCTGGATGATTGATGGTTTGGAAATATCCCTTCACGCTCCGTTCCATTTGCCCGTCTCCTTCCAAAGTTGCGAGCAGTTCCCGAAGGAGCTGGAGACCAACGCTCTTGCTTGGCCATTTGTGAGTGTTGATCAAAGTGTGTTGAAGTTCTCCGAGTTGGAGCCGGGTTTGGCAAGCCACCGTGATGTCATGCTTGAGATTGTCAAGGTGGGTTTCCGTTCTTTTGGGTTCCAATGGAGAAGGTTCCACAGGGATGCCCGAGGGGACTGCGATGATTGCCACAGGTTGGTAATGTGGGTCTTCCGATTCGACTGGTATCTCAAGAGTCTCCAGATCACCGCAGCAGCTCAGCGGGTCTCCGCTTTGGTTTATGGAGACGTAAAGAGTCATTGAGCTGTGACGCACATCCGAGTAAGCCAACAGCATTGCGGCGTGGGACATTTTGATTACGGGAAGCTCTTCCACTTCTGTATAAACTCGGAAGGCTCCGAGCGGAGTTGGCATCAAGCTGATTGCTTGACCAACCTTCTTGTCCCACCATTCGATTGCCCGAGCACATCCGCTGTTACCGCGCCAACCGTGGGAATTGTCTACAGTGGTTCCGTGGAAAGCATGCCGGCCATCTTTGTCGTGCCACTCAACAGAAATGTGGTCTTTGAAATCAGGCCCAGCATCCTCAACTAAAATCCATCCGTGGTATTTTAAGTTTTTCATTTTGTGTCTCCTCTTGATTCCTTGATTTTGAATTTTGATCTTCTTTATACGTAAACTTGAGCGTACGGTTCACCAATGATGTTGTAAACGACTCCGCACTTGAGGCAGAGGTTGATGTCTCCTCGGATGTCCACTTGCTGGCCGCATTCGCAGTCCAAGCAAACCGGAGCTTTCTTGTCCTCGGAAACGGAAGCGCGATTAGAGAAAAGGTTCAGCCGGGAGACCTTCAGCCGGGAGACCTCTGCGGCAAATTGCTCGGGAGTTGACCCAGCGTCAAAGTAATCGTGTGGGCCAAGAGATTCAAACTCACTAAAGAAGATAGCAAGTTTGTCCGAGTCATTCCCCGCAATCACTGCAACCTTCGCCATCCAAGCATCAAACTCTCTGTCGTAATTTTCAAACATCGTTCGTCTCCTCTTCTTTATTCCTTGATTCTGAATCATCATCAGTAACGGTCTTACCGTTAGACGGAAGAGAGGTGCTGTTCCCACATCTGGGTTCTCTCCTTCGTTTCGATTTGTCGAAGTCTCTGAACCTTTCTTCCCGGCTCCTGTCGGCTCTGATCCGATGTCCCAGCGGAGTCCTGAAAATGGTTTTCAGAAACGAGGGATACCTTTGTTCTCCCTCTTGCCCTTTCCCTTCGCAACCTTCGGCCTACCCGGTTCGTTCACAGGTTACCGATTAACTAAGGGTCAAAGCCTTCTCGTATCCTCTTTCGATACGGTAATAAGATTATCGGCTGGAAACTGCCAGAACGCGACAACTTTATTCAGTTTGAATTCAGTCAGTTACGAGGTTTCTTGCTCCCTCTCCTGATCATTCACAGGCGTTCTGCTCATTTTGCCCATCAGCTCCTCCTTCTCTCCGAGCCGTCTCCAACGCTGGCTGTACAATCTCCGGAAGCCTTTGCGCATATTTCCTTTCCACAAAAACCAATCGCCAATTTTTGCCTTCTCAACAATCGGAAGTCCCCATGTCAGATAATGGTGACGATCAATCGAGACGATGATTGACCCGGTGTCATCCTCAACTGTGATGTTCAAGTAAAGGCATTGGCCGTGGACTCGTTTGCCTCCTCTCTTCTGAAGGGCTGACAGCTCATTCAAATCGCGCAAGTCCTTCTCCTTGATCTGGCCGATGACAAGGAAGTCTCCCTCATCCTCTTGGGTGATGGCGGCAATGTCAGTAATTGGAGTCCGAATGTTGAACTGCTCCGGATTACGTTTGATGTGGCCCCAACGCTCCTCGCACTCAAACACCGTATCGAACGGAGTCACCGCATTAGCCAATTTTGTCCTCTGCCCGAGCGTCAACGGCTCCCCTCGTTTGCGACGGTCAATGATGTCCTCTGCGGTCTTCTCTCCGATACCACGGACGTTTACCAGACCTCCAATCAAAACTCCTTCCTTTACGGCCCAAGTCTTCTCCGACAACTCCATATCGAAGGCACGATACTGGAATCCTTCTTTAGTCAGCTCCCTGAGCAACTGGATGCATTGATCCTCGTCTCTCGCATTCCGAAGGCAAGCGGTTGCGAACTGGAGAGGGAACTTGGCCTTGAGCAGCATCGTCCAGTAAGATACCATTCCATAGGCCACGGCGTGGCTGCGATTGAAAGACCATGAGCCCATCGTATTGATGTTGTCCCAAACCAACTTCGCATCCGGCTCGGCAACTCCTTGCTTGGCGGCTCCAACTCGGAACCTCTCCCAAAAGCCATCAAAGAACTCCTTGCCCATTGACTTGGACATTGCCTTGCGAAGGGAGCTAACATCCTCCCAACTAAGCTGCCCCATTTCACGGGCAATCTGCATCACTTGCTCTTGATAGATCACAACTCCGTACGTCACCTGTGTCGTGTGAGCAATCAGAGGATGAAGGTGAGAGACCTCGTGCTCACCAACCCTTCGTCTCAAATACTCCGTTGCTCCTCCGGAGTTCAGCGGCCCAGGACGGGCCAAGGCAGTGAGTGCGGCGATGTCCTCAAAGTTCTCCACAGTCAGCTGCTTGCACAAGGACTGAAGCGCGTATCCCTCAAATTGGAAGATGCCGCTGAACTTTCCTTCGTTCAAAATGGCAAATGCTTCCTCGTCATCCGTCCTGTACCGGATCAGCTTCTCTCTCTCCCATCCAACTTGATCCAGGCAGTCTTGGATGACAGAGAGAGTGCGCAAGCCCAAGGCATCAATCTTGAGCAGGTTCAAGGTCTCCGCATCGTGCTTGTCCACTTGAGCAGCTCCCGTCTTACGATCTATCGAGCAGTAACGGGAAATCGAGTCAGCAGTCACAACGATGCCGGCTGCGTGCTGTCCCTTGGCCTTGGCGTGATTCTCAATGGCTGCTGCGATCTTGAGTTGAGGATACTTCTCCAAAGTCTGCCGGCCAACCTCCAGATCATTGAACGTATCGAGGATGCAGAATGCGGCTCGGGAATCTCCTGTGCTCCGTTCGATGATCGCATTCTTCAGGTTGCTCACCTCCCAAGCCGGGATGCCGAGGGACTTGGCCACATCGCTGATCGTAGACTTGGCCTTGTAGCGCAACACCGTCCCGAGCCGGGCAACGCAATCGTCTCCGTACTTCTCGTGGATGTAGGCAAATACAAGATCACGACGATCATCCGGGAAGTCAATGTCAATGTCCGGCAAATCCTTCCGGTTCACATCAATGAACCTCTCAAACAGCAACGCATACGGCAACGGGTCAATCTCCGTAATCGACAACAGATAACAGACAAGAGACCCGCAGGAGCTTCCCCGAGCTGGGCCAACAAGCATCCGTTTCTTTGCCCATTGGATTATATCAGCCACAAGATAAAAGTAATCCTCAAATTTTTTCTCCTCGATCAGTTTCAACTCCCTCGTCAATCGGTCTGCGTACTGCTTGTCCTTCAGATTGATGCCTCGGGATTTGGCTGCTTGCTCGCACATCTTTCGGAGAGGCTTGGGGTTGTCGAAGTGAACCATGGTGGCTCGGGGAAGTTGCACCGTGCACATCAGGGCAATTGCCTGCTGGTTGCTGATTGCTTCCTGCGATACTTCTGGATACATCAAGCGCCACTCCTCCTCTCTCAGCAGATGCATTGGCGTTGTCCGGTTCTGCCTCTCCCTGCCGCTGGAGACCTCGTAGGCTTCCCTGTCCTCGATACGAGGATAGAAGTTGTCCGAGGTTGCGACGATGGGGAGACGGAGCCGGGTGGCCTGTTCCAAGGCTTGTAGATGAGAGGCTGGAGACAGCTCCACAAAGAGGTTCTTGCGCTTTGGGAGACGGCTCCAAACAGGGTGTGAACCGGAAAGGAGCAGGATGTTGGAGCTTACTTCCCGCAGCATCGTGTAGTCGATGCGAGGGACGTAGTAATAGTTCTCTGGCTCTGTCGATATGCTGACCAGTTCGTAAAGCTCTCTGAGTCCAAGATCGTTGGTGGCAATCATCGACATCCAGTTGACGCCTTGCTTCTCCTTCAGCTTGGCATCCTCGACAACAGCCAGTTCAACTCCCAACAGAGCCTTGCGTCCAGCTTTCTTGCAGGCAGCTTCAAATTGCACGTGGCCCCAGGTTCCGTTCCTGTCGCAGATGCCGATTGGCCCTTGCGTCGCATCCAGCACCTTCTCAATCGGCCCATAGACCTCTCGGAAGGTAAACTCAGTGCGGCATTTCAGGTTGATCATCATTGGCTTTCTTCCTTTGTTGGTATTGCATAAAGAGGTTCAATCAAGTTGCCTGCACCTGCAGCTTCCTTCTCCGCTTGCTGCCTGGTGTTGCAAAGTATCCAGCCATCAGCGAAGTCCTTTACCCGCCAAGCAACAGGAGGATTGCGAGCTTGCTTGAAGACTTGCTCAATCTTTTTAGTCCATTCATCCATCCACTTGCGCATGATAGATGAATCAACAGAGCTGGTTTTGAATCCACGACGATCATCCATGTTCCGGAGAAGGTCTCTGGCTAAACGGCGCGCATAGTACTTCAAAGATTTCATTTCAAGTTCCTTGTCAACCATTCCTTGACTATGGCTAAGGTCTCTTTGATGGATGTCCGAGTGAGCCTGTCCTTGAGGAACCTCGGGTTGCTGGTGATGATGAGGTGAAGCTCGGGGTAATCGTTCTTGCTCTGGTAGACACCAACCTTCAGTTTGTCAACCACGTCAGGTGTTCTCTTGCTCTGGTCACCGCGGTGTACAGCCATTGTTTGCGAAACTCCTTCTGCCCAACATTCAGTTCATCATCCAACAGCAGCACGCGGTTCCACTCCGAGCCTTGGGCCTTGTGGACAGTGACGGCATAACCAAAGTCAAACTCCGAGAGACCAGAGCGCGTAGACCATGGCTCCTCTACGAGCTTGTCATTGTAATGAACCTCAAATGGGTAAGGATAAATTTGAAGATGATACATCAATTGATCGTCGTACATGACGTCAAGTATATATTCTCCCGTCTGTTTGTCATAATGCAGATCACTTGCTGCCAAGCAACCCATCCCATTCACCATCCAACCTCCACGTGCGTATTGGTTCTTGAGACAGATCAGTTTCTCTCCCGTCACCGGCCAAGCCGTCTTGTCAATCCCGAGGACACGCCGGCAGGCACGATTGAGGCGATGCCGGCTCGCATTCATCCCCGTCAGCAACTGATCCTCCTTGAGGAGGTCTTTGATGGGGAAGCCTGTTCTAGGACGGCGCACAATGTGTTCGTTCTCTATGTCCATTGGTATGCGGTTGCCTTCCCGAATGTCCATGCTGAGACGGATGATGGGATTGTCCAAGGCTTGCCGTTGAACCTCAGTCAGCAGAGCATTGGGAGTTTGCTGGGTGAAGAATCCACGCTCCTTGACAGGAGGAAGTTGGCCAGGGTCTCCGACATAAAGGCACATCGCATCGGTGTTCTGAATATCATCAAACATCTTCCCCGTCACCATTGATGCTTCGTCCACAAACACATAATCGCCTGGAGCAATCTCCTTGTCCAAGTTATCGGAAAACTCCAATTTTCTTTCAGACAGTTTCTTCTTTGCTTCTCTGATCAGTTCGTGTAGCTCCCGTTCGTTAGGGTTTACCATCAATCGAGACTGCAACGCTTCCAACTCTGCCAAGCTCGGGAGCATCGGCTTATACAAAGCGTGATGGATTGTGGTGACGTTCGCATTTTGGAGCTTGCGTTGGAGAACAGAAGCAGCCTTACCTGTCGGAGCCAAGCAATGCGGACGTTTGTCCATCCCATTGATCAATTCCTGCAGCAGCGTGGTCTTCCCCGTTCCTGCGTAGCCGGCAAGGTAAAAGAACTCCCGGTTGTCCCGTCGTGCCATCCACGCTCTGATCTTGTCCAAGGCAGAGTTCTGTTCTGCTGTAAGGATCATCGTTGCACCGCCTTGTAACGAATCGTTCCTTTGTGATCAGAATGATACTTGGTGCGATGCCGGCGCATTGCTGCGCAAGAGGAGCGTGGGTTGGTCATTGGGATAGTTCGTTTGCAAAGTTCGCATTGGGCTCGGGTTGGCAATTTAGGTTTCATAGGTGACCTTTCTTCCGTAACCAACGAACACAGGTCAGCAACGCTTCTGTGTCCGCCATTGCCCGGTGTGCATCCTTATGCGGCTTCCCGGTTACAATCTCATGGAGCTTGCTGAGGTTTAGCCGGAAATGCTTCAGTCCCAGAGAGGCTTCCACGGTGCAGATGCGGACGGGTGGCCAAGGGAATTGGAGGAGCTTCCCGAGCCGCATCAAGGAGAACTGGATCACAGAGCTGTCGTAATCGACATTGTGGGCCACCATTTCCTTTTCCCCGAGAAAGAAGTCCACCAGAGGAGGATAGAATGTAACCAATGGCTTCTTGTCCCTGAGATCGGCTTCTGTGATCCCAGTGATGCGAATGAAGTCTGGCGGCAGAGGAGTCTCTGGGTTGCAGATGAACTCCAGCCGGGAGACCTCTCGCAGAGAACGGTCTACCTTGATGCCGGCAAACTCAACCAGGTATGGTTGTTCGTTCAGCGGGACTCCGAGAGGCTTGGTAAGGCACGTGGCTTCTGTATCGAGGATGATCATTCGCCTGTCTCCGGTTTCTCTCCACAATTGATGCAACGGAGCTTCCCGCAAACGTGTTCTGTGCCGCACATGTTGAGTTTTGCAGCAGCAGATGCTACAGCAGCATTCACCCCTATGTTGCGTTGACAAGGATATTGATACACATGGAGGCAGCTCCGAGGAAGGACAGATGTTGCGTCCCCAATCATTGTGATCAGAGGCACTGGGCTCGTTATGTCCAGACCTCGTTGCTCTGCGTCCAACTCTTCCAGCATCATGGAATAAACGCCCATGTCGTGGACAGAATCCATGTGGCCAAACATCGGGTCTGTGACGTAACGAGACAACTTGCTGATCAGTTGAATGATGACGCCAAAGCGGTTGAACTCCATCGGAGTCTTCAGCGTAATGCCGTTGGGGTAGAGAGACTCCATGATTGGCCCGAAGCGTTTGTAGTTGTTGCCGTAGACCCGATTGCGTGCCTGGTAGGTCTCTGTGGCGCGCTCCAGGTTGTGGATGGTGTGATGACGGAGAGGAGGAACAACCTTTCTGGGCTGCCTCTTCTCTTCAATCCAATCCGCAACCTTTTGCGCATCACCAGGCAAACGAGCTTGTCCTTGCCCATGCTGGATGTAACTGAGGAGAATTTTTGGCAAGTTACTTGGACGAGTTAAATCAGCATCCAAGAGTTTGTGGATTGCCTCCTCAATATCATCTTGACGATCATCCGGTATATCATGATGATATAATATTGCTTCCATGATTTTTTTAAGCAGCATCTTACTCCTCTCCCCGAGGTTGAGCCTCTGCACGTTTGTTGAGCCAGATGGACTGGATTTGATCCTTGGTCATTGGTGCAATCTGCACCAGCGGCAATCCGCTTCCAGGATCGTCCATTGCTTCGTCATATCTCAGCCCTGTCTCCGGGTTGAAGACTCCTGCCTTGACGGGGCACTCCTTCCAGTCGTAAGAAGGAAAGGCACATACGCCATCCTGCGCACAGGCAACTCGCAGAGCTGGTTCAGCCCAAGGGTGGACTGCGCAGACGGCCAGCCGAATGGTGCGCATGACGTCTTGGAACTCTCCCTGGGCCTTGACGCAAAGACGTTCAGCACACATCCCATTCAGCGTGCGGAGGTTAGCCTTGAAGCAAATGTTGGTGCTGACGTTGGTTGGCAAGACTCCCCTGGCATCCTGCGGGTTGGCTCCGGCTCGGAGTAAGGCCTGATAGCCTTCATTGATTCCGATCATGGTTTGTTCGTAAATGGCCCCAGCCATCGAGGTCTCATCCGCATCGCGGATCGTGCCTGTGGCGATGTACTCAAAGTCAGTCATGTTAACGACTCGTTGCGCCTGTTGCGCAAAGGAAGTCCCAACGCGGTGACGGACAAGTTGATGGGTGAAGGCTCGGGTAACTCCTTCGATCATGAAGACATAATCGACAAATTCCCAGCTGGAGCGGATCGTGCCTTGCATATACTTCCACTCAGCCATTTTCTTTTCTGTTGGCCAGCTCTTCACTTCCTCCAAACTCCGTCCCGTCATGCGGAGCCGGGTGGACTTCGTA